TGACTGGTGTTGGATTTACCTTTATTAAACGGGTATTTGCCAAGATTAGTGGTCAGGTTTCTGGATCATACTCTGGAATTACTTCTTCTAATTATCAAGGTTCCTTTAGTTGGGGTAAAATTATTGTTTCTAGATCAGAAGAAAATGCTTATACTGCATATACTCAAAGCGGTATCGGTACAAATGATCTAACTGGTATCTCGACTTCCTTCATCATTAGACGTACAAATGCTCTTAAGTCTAAGAGCTATACTTAATCTTTAATAAATAAATAAAAACTTTCAAAAATGGCCGCAATTATAACGGATCAGATTAGAATATTAAATGCGAAGAATTTCCTTGCAGGAGTAACTTCTACTGCTAATGCTTACTATTCTTTTATCGGTCTGCCCAATCCTACTGATATTGAAAGTACTTGGGATACAAGTCCACCTTCACCAAAGGACAACTTTGATGAAGAGGATAATTATTGGGATACTATGATTGCGTTGAAGAAAATTAATTCTTCAGATGCTAGACAAGTTGTTACTAGAAGATTATGGACATCTGGTACAACATATGATATGTATCGTAGTGATTATAGTAGGACTAATACAGCTAAAGTCTCTGGTGCAACTAATTTGTATGCAGCAACTTATTATGTTATAAACAGTGATTATAGAGTATATGCTTGTCTTAGAAATGGAATAGATCCAGATAATCCAAATGGAAAACCTTCATTAGATGAACCAACATTTACTGATTTAGAACCTAAAAAAGCTGGTACTAGTGGTGATGGTTATTTGTGGAAGTATCTTTATACAATTAAACCAAGTGATATTGTAAAATTCGAGTCTACTGATTTTATTCCTGTTCCCACTGATTGGTCAACTAATTCTGATGTTGCTTCAGTAAGAGATAATGCTGTAGATGGAGCAATTAAAATTGTAACTATTACTGATCGTGGTGTAGGTTTAGGAACTGCTAATAGTACTTACACTAAGGTTCCTATTAAGGGAGATGGAACAGGTGCAGAATGTACTATTGTTATTAATAATGACCAGAAAGTTTCAGATGTAACTGTTTCTACTGCTGGTCAGAATTATACTTATGGTAATGTTGATTTGGAAGCAGGAGGTGTTCCTACAGGATCTACCCGTCCAACATTTGATGTTATTATACCTCCTCCTGGTGGTCATGGATTCGATGTATACAGAGAACTTGGTGCATATAATGTTCTTTTATATTCTAGAATTGAAAATGACGTAGAAAACCCTGATTTTATAACAGGAAATCACATTGCTAGGGTAGGTGTTCTTGAGAATCCTAAAGCAACAACTGGATCACTCTTATCTGCTGATAAAGCAAGTGCCGTTTCTGCATTAAGATTGGCTGGTACTGGATATAGTTCTGCTACATTTGATGCTGACTCAACTTTTACTCAAACAGTATCATCAGGAACTACTGCAGTAGGTCGAGTTGTTAATTATGATCAAACTACTGGAGTTTTAAAATATTGGCAAGATAGAACAATGGCTGGTTTTAACACCGTTGGAACCGCACAAACAGATCCTACTTATGGATTTAATTTGACTGAGTTCACTGCTACTCCAGGAACTAATGGAAGTTTAACTATTATCCCAACTAGTGGTTCTAATTTAGCAATAGATACGTCCTTCACAGGTGTCTCTACCGTAATAAATAATAGGACATATTATCTTGGTCAAGAATTTACTAGTGGTCTTGCTTCACCTGAAGTTAAAAAATATTCAGGAAATGTCATTTATGTTGATAATAGACCTTCTATAACAAGGTCTAAAAACCAAAAAGAAGATATTAAAGTTATTTTGCAGTTCTAAGTAATCATGCCACAGCAAACCAACCTAAACGTAGCCCCATACTTCGATGATTACGATCCCGCAAGTGATTATCATAAGGTGCTGTTTAAACCTGGATATCCTGTTCAGGCAAGAGAATTAACTGGACTTCAGTCTATACTGCAAAATCAGATTGAGAAGTTTGGTCAGCATTTCTTTAAAGAAGGTGCTAAAGTTATTCCAGGAAATACAGGTTATACTCAGTTATATTATTGCGTACAATTAGATAATAATTACCAAGGAATTCCTGTATCTGCATATATTGATCAATTAATTGGAACAAAAATTACAGGATTAACTTCTGGTGTAACTGCTGTTGTAGATAAAGTTTTACTTCCTGAAGATTCTGAAAGAAATAATCTTACTCTTTATATAAACTATTTAAAGTCAAATACTAATAATTATTCCACTCAAATATTTTCTGATGGAGAGGAGTTAACTACCAATATAACCATTACATCTGGTCTATTAGGTAATACATCTATTGCTCCTGGAGCTCCATTTGCAATGACTATTGCTAATGATTCATCTGGAACAGGATCTGCTTTTCAAATTCAGGAAGGTGTATACTTTATTAGAGGAAATTTTGTTACTGTACAAACAGAAACTCTTATTCTTGACCAATATACTGCTAATCCAAGTTATAGAATAGGTTTAAATGTATCAGAACAAATAATTACTCCTGATTTAGATGAAACTCTTAATGATAATTCTCAAGGATATAATAATTATTCTGCTCCTGGTGCTGATAGATTAAAAATATCAACTTCACTATTTAAAAAGTCATTAGATGATTTTGATGATGATAATTTTATAGAATTAGCTACTGTAGATAATGGTGTTTTAAAAGCTGCTACTCGATCTGGATTTGGTGTAGGACCAAATGGTGGAGTATTTTATGAAGATCTAACTAACGTTTTAGCAAGAAGAACATATGATGAATCTGGTGATTATACTGTTAGATCATTTAATATTACTGCTCTAGATTCCTTAAATGACAATATTGGTAATAGAGGAGTATTCCAAGCAGATCAATTTACACCAGGTGGAGATAGTCCATCAGACGATCTTATGCTTTATAAGGTTTCTCCAGGTAAAGCTTATGTTCGTGGTTATGAATTAGAGACTTATCAACCAACTTTCTTGGATGCAGCAAAACCAAGAACATCTGATGTTGTAAGTGGTCAAAATATAATTTACAATACAGGTCCAACATTTAAGATAAACAATGTTTATGGATCACCTACCGTAGGTACTGGTAATACCTATACAGTAAGTTTAAGAGATAGAAGAGTTGGTGTAAGTTCTAGAAGTCCTGGTGGAAATGAAATTGGGGTTGCTAGAGTTTATGATATGACATTAGAGTCTGGTTCATATAAGGCTGTAAGACAACTTAATGAATGGGATATTTCTCTTTATGATGTTCAGACAGTAACTAATATTACTCTAAACCAACCAACCACTCTTTCTACTCCTACATTTATTAAGGGTCAAAATAGTGGTGCAACTGCATTCCTTAAAGATTCTGTTACTGCAGGTGCAGGATTAACTGTTTATCAGCAGGAAGGGAATTTTATTCCTAATGAGGCATTATCTTTCAATGGAATTAAAGATGGAAGAGTTGCTCTTGCAATTACTGCTCATACTATTAATGATGTAAAATCAATTTTTGCAACTGATGATGGAGCAGTTGGATCTGCTAAGACTTTCTCTGCAGATATTATACAGAAAACAGAATTTGCTATAGGAATAGCCACTATTTCTGCTCAATCAGGTGGAGTATGTACAATTACTGCTGCTAATCCTAGTTTTGTTGGACTAGTAACAACTGGAGATTTAGTTGAGTTTACTGATGGAGCAATTGCAGTAGATC